GGACGCGCAATTCTCACAGAACAACATGACCAAAACGCAGATCACAATCACGGCGTTAGCAACGATTCTCACAGCCACGGCGTCAGCAATGATTCCCACAGCCACGGTTTCAATGCTGCGAGAACAATGGGGAGTTCGGCTTCAGGAAGCGGGGATAGTGATAGTGCTGACACAGATCTTCAAACCAGCTCTGCATCAACCGGCATCATTATTGACTCTGCATCAACCGGCATCATTATCAATAACGACGGAGGCAGCGAAGCCCGCCCAGTCAACACAGCTTTGATGTATATCATCCGCGCTCGCTAAGATAAAGGTACGGCGAATGTCCGTTTGTACCTCGACTGAATAGTCATGGCTGTCCAGCTAATACTGAAGAACAGCACTGTCGAGGACAGACGCCCCACCGGCGCTCAACTAGCTAACGGTGAACTCAGCCTTAACTACAACGAAGCCGGTCCGTTCCTGTGCTGCAAAGACACAGCAGGAAACATTCAGCAACTAGGCGGAATCAAATTTAATCCAGACGTCCCAGCTGATGCTGTCATTGGAACGTGGTGGTACAACACTGCAACTGAAACGCTATACGTCTGGGACGGCACCATCTGGAGAGAGATAGCAGGTGGAGGCGGAGGAGGCGGGTCAGGGATTACCCAAATCCTTGGTGATGACGGTATCGATGTCACAGTTATTGGCAGCACCGTCACTCTCAACGTTGACATCAACCGCAACAAAGGTCTTGACTTTGAAGCTGATCAACTTGTCATCAACCCTGGAGCGAACATCAGTTTTGATGCTGACGGCAAGCTGCAAGCTGACATCGACACGCTGTCTTATAAAGGCACAGTTGATTTAACCAGCGACCCAGTCCCATCAGCAGGAAGCGCAGGCGACGCCTTCGTCAACATCGGCCCTGGTGCGATGACCGCAGCGTGGCAAATCGCCACCGGACTTGGTGCAACAACAGTTAGTCCTGGTGATCTTGTTGTCAAAAGCCCAACGGCATGGAGCTACATTCCGACAGGCGGAGTAGATGTTCAAACAGACCTCGGCATTGATAACCGTGGCATTGAAACATTAGACATCACCAGTTCTACTGGAACGGATGTCACAATCCCCGCTGCAACAGATGCGCTCGCGGGTCTAATGACCGCAGCGGACAAAGCAACGCTCGATGCCGGTGGAACGCCTAGCGGTGACACGGGTGACAGACCTACCTCCCCAGAAATCGGTGACCTTTACTTCGACACTGACCTAGAACTACTGCTTGTCTGGAACGGCACGAGTTGGGAACCAGTCAGCCCACCTACAGTGCCAGGTCAATGGCAACGAAATGGCACAAAGCTAACCCCATCCAATGGTGGCGACACAGTTGCAGTCACCGCAGCAGACGGCACCGAAAACATTGTATTAAAACCTGGCGGAATCTTACAAGCTGAATCGGTTTGGGTTTCTTCTCCAACTGGGGCTGATCCCAGCAGTGGCGCTAATGCTGGCACGCGATTGTTTAGTAAAGGCAACTTTATCTCTTCAGGAACTTCTGGTACAAGATCTGAATGGTGGGTAACAGGTGATTCAGTAGCAAATATATATATTAGAAATGATGGTGAACTGCAGATCAAAGGTAATCCAAATGGGGGAATAGCAGACGGCTTGCAAATGAATCCAAGCCTTTACTACCAAGCCTCTGCATCAGCAGGAACGAAAGCCCTTTACCGAGGATATAAAACAGGTGATTCGAATCCAACTTTTACAGTAACTGCCAACGGAAACGGGGAGTTTGCAGGTGACGTCACAATCAACGGCGACATCATCAATGCGGTCACCGATGGCGATCAAGACATCATCTGTGACGGCTCAGGATTAACCAAGCTGACTGAGTACAACCTCAGCCCCATGGAGGTTGTCACCAAGCACGACATCGGCACTAGGGCGAACGAGGTTCCACTGAACGGTTTCCTTGGAACGCTTGCCTACAAGGACGCTATAGCGATACAAGACGGCACAACGGTGGCCTTACTTCCCACATCGCCGACAGCACGAGTAGGGGACATCACCCGCGTAACAGACGGTGCAGCTGCACTTACGTGGGGCGCAACCGTTACTGGCGGAGGTACTGCTCAGTACCTCGTCTGGTACAACGGCACAAACTGGACAGTATTCGGAGCCTGATTGCTATGACTATCAAACACCTTTTTCCTGCTACAAAGCCGACACTTGACCTGAACTTTGCAGCCGAACGTTTACTTGACCCAAGGATTACATACACTCGCGCCAGCACGGGAACGTATGTTGACGCACGTGGAATCGTTCGCACTGCTGCTAATGACGAGCCACGGTTTGATCATGACCCAGCGACAGGTGAAAGCCTTGGGTTGTTGATTGAAGAGAGTAGGGTGAATTACGTCGAAAACAGTATTGATTTCAATGCTGGTGATTGGAACTTTGTTGATAATGGAACAGCTCCAGCTGGACCTACTTGTACACCCAACGCAGGCACTGCTCCTGATGGTACAAACACCGCAACCCGAATGGAATGTGCATTAGGTGGCGGTACGACTAACTTAGATGAATGTTATCTAACAAGCAATAGAGACGGCTCCGCTAAAAGAGTAGTTTCGTTATGGATGAAGTCAAACACTGGGGCAGATCAGACTGTATTTGCGGCTGGTTTTGGCAACCCAGTTGTAACAAGTACATGGCAACGGTTTACAGGAACCACTAACGACTGGAGTGTAGGAGCCAGAGGAGATGTAAGTGATCAAAACATTGATATTTTAATCTGGGGTGCACAAGTAGAAGACGGCGATGAAGCTAAAGGTTTCCCCACCAGCTACATCGCGACGGCAGGCGCAACAGCAACTAGAGCCGCTGATCGTTGCAGCATCACAGGAGATAACTTCAGTAGCTGGTTCAACCAAAGTGCAGGGACATTTATTGGGACTGTAAGTTCGCGAGGTAGATTGCTACTAAGCTCTGTCAGCACAGGCCCCAATGTTTATCAAGATACAACTTACGGATTCTCTTCTAATGGTGAGACTGGCGGAGCAAGTTTTAACCTAAGGTACGAAGACCGCTCTCAAATTCTTCTTATGTACTATACCGCTGGCTGGACTTCAACAGTACCTATGCAAAATTATGCGGGTGCATATTCAGCAGAGGGAGTATCAGCAGCTTGGCAAGGCAAACTCGGGACACCCCCGGCTCCATTAAGTAAACCGTTACAAGATGACCTAAGCCATATGTGGATCGGTAGGACTCATCCCGCAGATTCAGGAGTGCAACGCATCTCCCGAATTGCCTACTACCCCCGCAGGCTTAGTGATGAGCAACTGCAAGCCCTAACTTCGTGAGCACCATGAAAAAGATCAATCTCTTCCTGCGCTTCACCGATGAAGCCGAATGGCGCACCTACGCCACAACCACAGGCATCCTCACGCAAGTAGAGCAGCCTGTCTTGGATGAAGACGGCAACGAAACCGAAGAAGTCGAAACGGTCGACAACTGGAGCTATTCCACACACGACCACTCCATCTCAGACATCGGCATCATCTACAACGACGATGGTGTCTACGACGAAGAGACAGGTGAAACTATCACCCCCGCCACAGCTAAAGATGGCTGGCACGTCAACTGGAAAGCAGCTTCATTCCCTGCCGGCATTGGCTTGTACGAAATCATGCCTGTCAATGCTTACCGCATATGGGCTGGCGATCCCGTAACTTTTGACCTACGGACAGCAGCCCGCACCGCAACAGCAGCAGTCTTTGCCATCTGAAAAGATTGGGGAGTGCCCAATGGTTCACGCACCAAAGGGCTGTTTTCATGCAGCTCCCACAGCTACATCAGGGACAAGCCAACTCCTCAGGGAATTGGTTGAACGAACAGCGTAGCAGGTCTAGCTGAGGGCTAGCTCAATCTCTGCGTTGCGGCGGTTAAGCAATCCCTGGAGCGTTTGACCGTTCGCCTTAGCCCAGCGGGGCAGTTCCTCGCTGAACACCCGCTCTTTAGGCTCTCCTGCATTAAGACGACGTACCAGTGTCGAGCTTTCTGCTGCTCCACATCCGACATTGAACGCCCAGCTACAGAGCGCACCATATTCGTTGTCCGTCAACAGGACGTGGACACTCTTACTGATTGAGTCTTCAAATCTTGCTAAATCAAGCCGCAACAACCTCTCAGCTTCCTGCTCAGTGATAGTCATGCCTGCATAGACATGGTCGCCAGTCGAACCATAGCCAATTGTGACCACACCAGCGCTGCAATAATACGCTTCAAGCCGTAGCCCTTCCCACCTTTTAATCAGGTCAATACCTGCTTGGTTGATGACACTGATGGGTTCGGGTGCAGGCTCAGGACCGCTCCTAAATTTAACGACCCAATCCGTATCCTCCTCCAACAAATCCACAGGCATCCTCCGCCACAACTCACCCACCGCATCCATCTGGTGCGTCTCACCCTGGTAGTAAGTCCAAAAGTTCGTAAAACCTTCGAGCGTTAGTCGAGCCATCAGAGAATGGGATGCTGTATAGCCAACACTTTAAGTCTCCTCAGACTGTTAGAGATTTTTTGTCTAACCCTTTCTCTTGAAAGCCCAACCTCTTTCGCCAAAGTCAGCAGCGTTACTGGACTCTCCCCATACATCCCGTAGTACCGCATCACAAGCTCTCTTTCATCAGGTTTTAAACGTTCCAGCAGACTATCCATAGCCTCCAAACGAATAGTATTCTCAACTTTTGCCAACAAGTCCTCATTAACAGAGACCAAACTCAACAGCGTGGTCTCCCCATCGGTATTACTAACAGGCTTATCCAAACTCCCAGCGTCATACGCATTATCCAAGTAGAGAGACATCTTCTCCACCGAAATCTCACAGAACTCTGCTGACTCCACCAGCGTTGGTGCCCTCCCATGAATCAAAAAGAACTTAGGAGTCCAGGCCCTAAGCTTCGCCAACATCTCCCCAGCGTGGGACGGCAACCGAATGATCCTGTCATTACAACTGAGATACCGAGTAATCCCCTGCCGAATCCACCAATACACATACGTCGACAACGCATACCCCCGCTCAGGATCAAACTTCTTAATCCCGTGCGACAACCCGATGTTCCCCTCCTGAATCAGGTCCAGCATCTCCGCCTTCCCCACCCGATTCCGAAACTTCTTAGCAATCGACACCACCAACCTGAGGTTGCAGTTCATCAATTTCTCGTACGCTCTCCTCCCCATCCTCAACTGCTTTGCAGTCAGATTGTCATTCGCAACCCAGACAGCAACCTGGCGCGCCAGCATAATCTCCTGGCTCTTCGTCAAGAGAGGGTAACGCCCAATCTCTGCCAAATAGTCCGCAGTAGTATCAACCATCAAACCCCCTCCACAGGAACAACAAAAAGATCAGAATAACTATTCCGCTGGAGCGTTCGACACACATCTATAGCTTTCTCAATAGTTACATACAAACCAGCGTCAGTACGCATCTGTGTGTACACAACCCCATCACCTGTGTTCCCGTAGGCAGCAGCTAGATACTGCAACCCATCAGCGGTGGAGCGAGCCAATGCGTAGCGTGTCATGAATGAGGTAGATAACAACCTCAATACAATAGCACCCTATCCTTCATCCTCCTTCTTTTTCTTGGAGCGCCCCTTCACCCTGTTGCTAACCGACTCCCGCCACACCGCATGGTCCTTAGCCGCAGCCTCCCCATAAACAGACGAAGGAAGTGTCCGCTCCAGGTACGAATACAAGATGTCACGCATCACTGCGGTAGTACGTTTGTTCTGCTCTCCCGCCAAATCCTGCAGCAACTTTGCCCTATTGGGATCAAGCAGTAGCTGCAGGTAGACTTTGCTGCCATGACGGGTGGCCAATTACATTAGAGCAAGTACACCTATATTACACTACCAATTGAGTGGCTGGTCTAACTTGGCAGCCCTTTTCTTTGCACCGTTGTTTTGCCTGGTACGTGATCTGGTACGTTGCTTCCTACAACCTGTCCTTACCTCTTCGGCTTGCTCTAGGAACTTAATAGCCCTGAATATATCCGAAACCCAGGCTGTTTTGCAGGTCTCAAGCAGGTCCGCTATAGCTATTGCACGTCCTGTTCTGGTGTCCATCAGCAAGTAGGTACGCCGAGCGCATAGCTGCGCCTAGCGTACCAAAAGTTCCCTCTGTAGCACAGTCTTTCATCTTTAAACGCCAGACATTACCAGTCCTACAGACCGAAAAGGCTACAACCACTTGACGCTACACCAACCAACAGTTCAGGCTACATCGCGTTCTTGGTAAATCCTGTCAATCAGGATATCTAACAAGTTCTCTTTACTATCTCCCGCCTGCAAATGACTGGGCCTTACGCAGGCAGGGTTGTTGCACTTGTGTAGTACAACCGCAGGTTCCGTACCCGTTGTCAATAGAAAAGAGAGCCGATGAGCCCTCCAATGCTTACCTTTGTAATAAAATCGACCGTAACCGTCAGCTGAAAGAGCTCCCTTCCACTGCCAGCACCGTGAGTCGAGGTGGTCTTGAGTCGGACCACGCTTATCCACTTTCAACCAAAACTTACTCAGAGCTTCTGAGTCCACCGAAACTCTGAGCAAACACGGTCAACCTGAATTTTAGCCCACCCTACGTTTGTGTTAATTTTTCTAACTCTTGTAGGTACGCAGCATTAGCTTCTAGTGCAGTTCCATAAGTACCTATGTAGACGGTTTTGCCATCTTTTTGGATGGTGCTCTGCCACCGCCCATCGTTGTTAGAGGAAGGAAAAGCACCCATCAACCCTGAACGAGATGAAACCTTTCTGTTCCTGTTGTTTAGTCCGTTTGTACCATCGCGCAGATTGACGACAGCATCGTTTATAGAGTTCCTATCCATGTGATCAACTACATCAGGTGGCTCCGTTTTGTGGTGCATTTTCCAAACTAAACGAGCTCGTAGAAATCGACCGTAGTTAGGAACTTGAATCGATACCCTTAGAAGCCCGTTGTGGTTTTGAGTCCACCCTGCTGTTTTACCCACTTGCACGCGACTGTTTGAGCGTTTTTTCCAGGTCAGTACACCTGTACTGGAGTCCAGAGCAAACCACTCGTTCAGAACATCTAAAGGAGGTAAAGGCTTGGAACGTGACATGCGCGGGCTTCAATATGAAACCCAATATACTTCATCAGTGACAGGCTGCCCAAGTATCGCCTGTTTTTACGTCTGCAACAGAGGGTACTTCACCTAACCACTTGGCTTCAGCGGATTCCATAGCGACCTTTAAGGTCTCCATCCACTGCTCCTCCTTACCTTTCCTTACCAGTAGCAAGACTTCATCATGGATGCAGGCGCAAAGCTTGGCTTCGTCACTGCCCTGGAGATGTTTCCAGAGTGAGCCAATTGCACACTTGAGAATTGCAGCACCTGCCCCTTGCACGGGGAAATTGGCTCGGATTGTTAGGCGGTTCATATCTCCAGGCAAGAACCGACGAAAGTTGCTCACTGGAACGCGAATCGAAGGCATCATCCCAGCAGTCTTGTCAGACTCATTAGCCAACCTGCGGTGCCAAGCTCTTACCCCGTAGTAAGTGTCCAACCACTGGGTACGCACAATGGTTGCCTCTTCAAGCGTTATCTGTACCCCCATTCCAGCGGCATAGTTTCTTAGCCCTTTTGCACCGCTGCCATACGCCAAACCAAAGTTGGCGCTTTTCGCGATTTGTCTGTCACACCCCAATGCCTCAGCTGTAACTGTGTGTAGGTCTTTACCATCAATAAAAGCAGTACACATGTTCTCGTCCTTCGCAACAATTGCAAGCAGTCGTAGCTCCATCTGTGAGAAGTCCGCTCCAACGAACACCCATCCTTCTGGTGCGACTACTGACTCCCTGAACTGAGCATCTCTGGGAATTTGCTGGCAGTTAGGGTCACTGCACGTCATCCGGCCAGTCTCCGCACCAAGCTGCCAATAGCTGGCACGCACAAACCCATCAGGCGACTGATGCTTAAGGAGTGCAGCCACCATCTGCCTACGCTTCTCAGCTTTCTTCCACTGCAGATAAGTAGCAACAACGCTGTGATTTCCTGCGTACTCCCGCAATGCTGTTCGAGACGCACTCGGTTTCCCAGTTTTGGCATCGATTGGGGTTTCCCCCAACACCAGCGTCATTTTTTCCAGCAGCTGCTTAGGGCTTCCAATGTTAAAGCCGGCGAATTGTTTGGTACCAAGCCGGATAGACCCAGATTCGCGAGCCCTAAGGTTAAAAGTTCCATCTTCGTTGCGCGGTAGTTTCGCTTCCCGAGGTAGTGCGTCGTCAAGCTCCAAATGGAACTCACGACCGAGGTTCTCAATGTCTTTTTCGTAATCAACCTCAATACCCTGGAGCGCTTCCCTATCGAAAGGTAGCCCGTTGTTACGCATAGAGGCCATACCTTGTAAGGCTCTGCATTCCAACGCATACGCACCACTGAGCCCAGCCTGTGCAATCTCTTGGTGCATTGGAGCGTCCAGTTCACACAACACCTCCACATCCTTTGCGGCGTAGCGGATCTGGGAGTCAGTCAACTCAGCGCTCCAGTCAGAACGCTGCTCCTCCTTATCCAGCTTGATGCCCAGGTAGCGTTCTGCAACAGGTGCCAACCCGTGCTTCAGGTTGGGCTTGCCGTTGTTCAGAATCTTCGACGCGAGCATCGTGCAGCGAACTTCTCCGCGAGGATGCCAGCCATATACCTGGAGCCACCCCAAATCGAAGACGGCGTTATGGGCAGTCCAGTACCTAGTACCGTTCGAAAAGAATAGATCAAGCTCTTTAAGGTTTGCTTCCGTCGCTGTAAATAAGTCGACAACAACCAAGATCTTTCTCGCGGTCGACCCAAGCTGCAATAACCTGAGCCCCCCAACTTCTGGCTGGAGTCCTGTTGTCTCGCAGTCGAAACAGATCGATGTGGCGGTGTTGAGCTTCTCAATATGCTCGAAGCCTAAATACGTTGTGTAGTCAGTCATTGGGTGGTTTGTAGTGTTTGATGAGCATGTCGATATACCACCGGGCTTTTTTCAAGTCCTGTACACCGTTCTTATTTCGGAATCTCCAGCAATATTTGAAGATGTTTCCGCGAAGGTAGCCTTGAAATTCTTCAGGCGACATCGAGGCTTCCATTGCTGTGATGCACTCCAACCCACCACTCGTGTAGTGGGGAGGAGAGTTTACTAGGTCATCTGCAGCCATCGTGCCACGCCACACCACAAGGGTTGTTTTCTATTATCTCATCGTCCGAAGGCTCCCAATCAACGATGTGATCAACGTTCGGCATGATCTCATTCTCGATGATGTCAAGGAAGCCACCGTCGTAAGCATCCATCATGTGCTTGCCTTGCTCGGCTTTGACAAGCACGCGCATACGCTGCTGGAACGTATAGAGGAGACGGTCGATGTTCATCTCGTAGATGTTGTTGGTCGTGTAAGGGCTAGTCATGGTCGGTAGGTGATTACTTGGATAGTGTACTACATCAGAAGGGGTTGTCGATGTAATCCCAGAGAGCAACGTCTTCTGCGAGCTCCATCTGCTCGGCAGCGTGCTGGAGCGCATCGAGATCAGTGTCGTCAGACAGCAGAACCTTAGCTTCGCAAGCAGTAGCAACAATGGTCTGCTCACCGTAAGAAGTGCAGCTCACTACAACGTCAACGTCAGCTGAGATGTAGGCATACGTGCCAGCGTCCTCAGAAAGAATCTCGAAGTTGTGGATCTGAAGAACAGTCATGATAGCTGGAGTATTGGACTCCCATACAATATCACACAATCGTTTTGGTGTCACCCGCGAACGACCCATCTGCGTAACCTTCTTTGGCATCCGCACCGTAGGTCGCATCCATCTCGACGCACCAGTCTTTTAAGGCTTTGCCCATATCCGTAAACTTGGCCACACCCATCATGCGCCACGCATTCTTTGGGTCATAAAACAGCTGGGACGAGTTCTTGTAGTAGCCCACGAAGTAGTTCGGGCCCTCCCTAACCCTGTGGTACGTGAAGAGACAACCTCTCTCGTTGCCTTCAAACTCAATAACCTTCACGCAGTAAAAAACCTAGAGATGACCAATCTCTAGGTTATACATCCGGTGACGTGATGATTGAGATGAAGAAACTAACTGATCAAATAACGGGTTGCATCTCCTCCAAGAAAATGTACCCCATTACGTTATCACACTTCAGTGGCGTCGATGAGAAACGCATTAATCTCTGGGAGCAGCTCCGGGTCGATGTGGGACAAGACTGAAACGTCAATCCCATTAGCCAGAGCCACTGGAACGTCCTCCTCAAGCTTGCAGTAGCCCTCAGGAGTGTCTGTATAGACGACTTCCGTCACGTCAAACACACGCTCGTGGTCGTCCGAAGTGGTGAACCTTACGATGGCTAGAACGCCAGGGATTTCGCTGGCGGAGTAGTAATCCAGCGTTGAAAAAACGACTGATTCCTCCTCCTCCATTTCGTCCTCGCTTCTACAGCCATTATGACGCTCTCCACTAGACGCCTCTTCGAGCTGGAACGGATGAAGAGACAGCTTCAAACGTGTCGCGACGTAGATACGCTCCAGAAGATCGGAACTGACCTGCTCTCCCTGTATCTTCATCAGCAAGACACGGTGGAAGAGCTTGTTACTAAAGGTTGGTTGCCTACCCACCCGACCCCATAAGTTCAACAAACGTAAAGTTGACGATCCGTTCCACCTGACTACGTGGGAGATCAGCGATGCGAGCTGCTTTGCTGACCAAGAGCGCATACGACGAGGGATCGTAGCGCCTGGATGCCGTTGCTCTGCAGCGCAGAAGGTCTGCGCGTGATAACCCTGTCTGTGCTGATTCATGGTCAAGAACTGCCAGGTCGGTCTCACTAAGACGAAGTCTGATCTCTTTCATTTTTTCTTGGGGGTACGGCCTTCTTCACGACGAGCGGAAATCATAGTGCTGCACATTTTGAACAGCTCATTGCGCTCGGAGGTAGGGATGGAACGCACCAGCTGAGTCAGCTTGAACTCCAGCAACTCAGACGCTGTGTCCTCATGTGCAGGCGTCGTAGAGGGGTTGGTACTGTTACACATCATGGACACTGCCCAGGGCTGAGTGAACGGTGTATCAAGTAGGTCAGCAAGCGTGATTTGCCTGGCGCGATCCAGCAGCGAATGCGGGAATTCAAATGTTTCCATGGTGGTTAAAAAGAGAAGTTAGTAAAAATGTGCGGGGTGTCAGGCACCAAAACCTTGCTTTAGTGCTGCACGCTTTCCGCTCTTTGGTGCGTTCAGACGTTCTCGGAGGCGACGTGTCGCCCTTGCGTCTACAGATAGCCATTTCATGCCCATCTGCTTGGAGAGCAGGGCTTCCATGGGCTCGTTTTTTGGATGGACGTAAGTCATGAGTGGTGAATTGGTTGGACTCGATTACAATAGCACAGAAACCCCGAAGGGCTACGCAACTTCCTCCCAAGCGGTCAACTGCTTAGGCTCTTGCGTTCCAGGAAGCAAAGGCAGATGCTGGGGCGCAAGCCTGTAAGTACGCCAAGCTCTTGGATCGTTACTAATGTCTCCTGTTTGGCGCATCTCATATAAAGCTTGAGAAAGAGTTTTATGCCACAGAGGTTGGACACCAGGCTTTGGATCGCTGTCTTGCAGATCTCCATCTTTCCACCCACCAGTATTTAAAATACGGGTGTTAATACCTTTTTTGATTGTTCCGTTAGTTACCTCAACAACGCCACCTAAATAGCATTGCTGCAGTACATAAATAACAACAGGTTTTAGCTCTTCTGCTGTCGTGAAATTAATCGGATCGTCAAAAGAAGAAGTAGCGGCTGGCATTAATGCGTTTGTACTACCCTCAAGCAGGTTCTCCCATTGCGCTGCAACTGCAACAAGAGCATCAGGTTGACCACTCTTGATTGCTTCTGCTGCCAAAATCTCAATCATTCTTGAGGTAGCAGCTTGCGCGTCTGGACTGCCTTGAATTAGGCGTTGGATTGTGGCAAGAATAGACATGATCTAATTTGTGAAAGGGTTGGATCGTTGAGAGGGGTGTTAGCGCACCCCTTTCCTTATGCCGAGGGTTCGGCGTTGTAGGAATTAGGTGAAAGCTCACCCGGCTCAATGTGGTCAGTTAGCAGGTCAAGGACGTTTTCAAGATCCTTGCGGATAGCGGTGATGCGCTCCACGTCATCAGACACGGAGTAGATACCAAGATCAATGCCGTTGCGTAGTGCGTTAAGCCCGTCAGTGCCGTACAGATTAAGGCGACCCTCAACCCACACCCGCAACTGTTGAGCCTCCATCTGTAGGCGACCCATCATGTTGCAGTAGGTCTCCGCCTCATTCATCGGAATGGGGTCATGCTTTTGGAGCGGCTTGATGTCACGGGGGTCAGCCTTAGCGTGCTCCCGCGCAGCCCTGGCATCCTCCGCCTGACGCAACACCTCTGGATCGATCACCCGATCCACAGGCTCCTGCTCGTTCGGATCAAACCCGTTGTGTGAGTTGTCTTTGATGCGATCTTTGTGCATCAAAGAAAAATCTCCACGCCCTTCTCCTGATCGTGAAACTCTGCCTAAACCTTGATCGCGAGCAGCAGCACCAATGGATAGAGACTGGCTCAGTGTTGGAACGTCGCCTGACTTAAAGCAGGCTGTTTTCCAAACCTTGAGTGCAACAGCAGCAGGCTCGTCAGCAACAAAAGGAAGGTAAGAAATGCCACCGCCTTTTTCAGATTTGCGGTCAAATAACGTGGTCCATCCCCGCATGTAGTTGCGAGTGCGTGGATACTCCAGGTACTTGCTGGGGTTTTCTGCATTCCACTTGTCGATGGCTATGCACAGCACGCACCAGTTCAACTCATTACTTGCGTTAGTTGTATCCAGTTCGGAGTAACCCAAGCGGCACGCGTCGTTCTTCAGGTACTCGCCCCAGGTGCAGCCACCGTTATCGCCACGGAACAGGCGATCCTGATAGATGCTGAGTAAGCCCTTAGCCCTAGCAAGTGTCTGACCGCTACATGTAGCTTCGATTTCGATGCGACGGGCTTTCTCTGATGCGGTCATCGGAGAATCGAGCAAGTCAGTTACCTGCCCTTCTGCGGGGATGATTGTTGTTGTTGTCATGTCGAGAGGAGATTGTGTTTGGGGCTGAGAAGCCCCAGTTAATTAATTCAGGCAGCAGCAACTAAACGTGCTGTGCGCTCTACTTCTGTGCCAGCAATCAAGCCTTTCGTTGGAACGCCAACAGCATTGGCTTGCTCAATCACATCGTTGTAACGCTTGAAGATGCGTTCAGCATCAGCTCTCATGTTGGTGAACATGTTGGCCGCAAAAGCTTCGCTAAGGATCTTGATCGTTTCGTCTTGACGATTGATCAAAACCTTGACTTTGAAAGCTTGAAGCAGCGTCTTTGCCAAAGGAGAAAGACCGTTGAGCACAGTTCCCATTGCAACGGTCTTCTTACCGTTAGAAGCATTTGACTGGTTGACCTGATCGAGAACGTCACGAAGGCGGACGGTGTAGCTGTCCTTGTGCTGACCGCTGTAGGTGTTCTTGGCCAAGCCAAGATTCTCGGCGTACCAAAGAACCCGATAAGGGGTGCGAAGACAGCCGCCACTCATAACAAACTGTGGAGCGTGCTCAATCAAGTAATTGCTCATGCCGTGTCCTGAAGGATCAGCCAGCAATGCCTGTACTTCAACTGCAGTGATCTCAAGTTCTGGAAGTACCACTCCAGTGGTGGAACGAGGCTCGTCTTGAAAGTTCATCGGTGAAAGGTGTGAAAGGTGTGCCTTGTGTGGCATGGGCTGATAATAAACACACCTTCCGCACCGTGTCAACCCTCAATCCCAGACGCTCTGATCCAAAGTGCTGTTCAGCTCCTCCTCACTCCTCGCGCGGGAATAAAGGGACACATCATCAGCAGCATCAGAAGGCGCTCCAGTGCTGGATTCTGAAAGGGGACAGTCTTCCGATTTCACTTCTTTTACTGTTCCGTGTCCCCTTTCAGATGCCCTGTTTTCACTAGGGGTTTGGGGTGGTTGTCCCCCCTCTTGGCTCTCCCCCTGCGCGTGCGCGAGAAGAACCCTATAGAGCTTGAGAGGTAAACCTTGAGAAGCCTTCTCTTCTTTCACCTCAACAACTCCACGAGCCTCTAATCGCTGGAGCGTTTTCTTGATTGCTGAAACAGAACCACCAACCAAAGGATCGCTGTTGAGGTCAGCACGGCTCATCCACGTCTCGGAGGTCATCAACCGATTCATGACTCGCTCACCAATGGAACCAGCTTTGGTTTGAGTCTCTTCCGATCGAGCAATCTCTTTTACGTGGATCGTCAAATCGTCCAGCTGACTCTGAATCAAGGTTTCACCCTTGCGATTCATCCGGCTCTTGCCGATGGTGATCACTCGCTGGTCCGCTGAGAGGCCTGAATCCTTCTTTGGCTCAGTGATGTTCCACACCTCACTAACAGCTGCCGTGATGGCTGTTGAGCCCCTATAGCCACCATGCTTGGCCTGGTGATGGAGAATCACAATTGTGCAGGCAGGCCACAGAGTGCCGTTGTTGTTGTTCAACCAGTAAATCGGTTGAGCAAATTCAGCCTTGTTCTCATCCCCAGCCTTAGCGCCAGAACAGCTAGAGAGCGAGTCAATGCAGATCATCACCGGCTTGACCTCATTCATCGTCCGAACAAACTGCATCCGCCTGTAGAGGTTGAAATCAGGCTCGAAATGGAACAGGTGAGAATTTTTGATCTCGTGTAGGTCGTACTCATTTTTGAAGTCAGCCCCACTCATGTCTCCGTTGAAATAAATCACCGGACCAGATTTCACTGGAACGCTCTGCTCCTTCAACGAAAAAGGAATCCCATCCACAACGTGCTTCATCAACGCAATGGCTGTAGCTGACTTGCCACTACCACCGTCACCAAAAAACAGAACGCTGTAAGGACTAGGCAACAGACCAGGAATCAAAAATTCACGCTGCTCAACAGTGGCCTCAGCCATCGAATGACGCTGTCCTTTGTTCTTCTGAGTCATGTGGTCAAGCAGCAGCTTCTCCACACCCGATTGATCTTTGTAACGAGCTTCCATCGCCAAAGCGTGCAACTCGTAATTCATGCGAGCAACATCGTCACCCTCATAAATCGCCATGCCACGACGAATCACCTCATCAAAAGTGAGAACAACTTCCCTGGTGCGCTGAATCGCAGCCTCTGCAGTCTCAAGAATCTTCTTCGTCTTCTCATCAAACCGAGTCCGCTTGGGGTCAGCCCTATCTGCCTGCCAAATCAGTGAACCCAGCCCAACAGAACCAGGCTTGAACGAGTTCCAGGTCTGCTCACAGGGATTGCCCTTCTCCCACTCATCAGCAAACTCAGCATCCTTACGCGACCAATCCGACCACAACTCAAGCCCTTTCTCATTGGGCAACACCGAGTGAATGGCCATGCCAATCTTCACCCAGTGATCACGCTGACCAGAACCACGATTCTCGATAACAGTCGTGCAGTCCTTGATGATCTCAGCGATCTCATCTTCAGTCCGATCACTCAGGTCAAGCGCCGTCTTGTTCTTGAGGAATCCGGTCGGCTTCTTCGCCGCCTTCATCTCAGCAATCAACCAATCCGGTGCAGCTGGAACGTTATCAGGGTCACCTTCAAAGCTGTAGGAGCCAATACCCCACTTGCCATCGCTAGAGCCTGGGTAATCGCCATAAATAAGCCCCTGAGGCCCCCAAAGTACTTCGTACCCATCGGCATGCTCATCAGAGTGGCCCCAACCGCTTACTTCCCCCCACAAAGTTTCATCGACTCTGAAGATGTATTTAGCCGCATTGGCTCTGGTGGAGGTGACCACGGGAGCGCCGTCAAGGGTTGCACCAAATTTTCGTTGGAGGACACCCAAGTTCTTATCGATGTCGAGGATGACGATGCCACCTCCACGAACACCAGTGAACAAGCCAACAGCACCAAGCGTTGGGTTCTTCTCACAGGCGAGTTTTGCATCGTGCTTGTTGAATGGCTTTTCAAAAGAAGGCTCAAAAGGATTCTTGCCAGTGGCAAGCTTCCCCGATTTCATTGGAGCGCCCTTCTTGTAGATGGGAGCCAACACCCAGTCGTTTGGCAATACAGCCAAAAACTCTTGCAAATTCATGCGTTACAATCCTAAAGAACATTAGTACTAGCTCCGCAGGCTTCAGCCACCTGCAGGGCTTTTTTTATTCTAGGCCCTTGACGCAACCCCACATCTGTGTGCTAGTTTTGAGAAGCCAACACGAGCTAAAGCTCAATGGGTTTCCTTTCCGCAACAGCATCCAAAGCAGTCAACAGCACCGGCAGTGGTGGTGGCTACCTGACAGCCAGCAAGCTTGGCGACGGCGAATCAATGCGCTTCGCAATCGTCAGTGAAGAGCCCCTGGAGTACCACACAGTGTGGGGTGAAAACGCAGAAGGCTCAAAGAAGCCATTCCGTTTTGCTGCAGAACCTTCACCATCTGACATCCAAGCCGAACTCGGTGACTTCGAGCAACGGATGAACTACGAGGGCACAGCACTCGAAAAGCCAAAGTTTGCAATCAGCTGCTTCGTCTTCGACTACCAGACCGAAAGCATCAAGGTGCTTGAGATCGGTCAAAAGGGCTTGATGAAAGAGCTCGATGCCCTTAGCCAGTCGGAAGACTATGCAGACCTTGGAGCGTGGGACTTCACAATCTCCCGCACAGGCATGAAGCTCAACACCGAGTACCGCATCGTTCCCGGCCCTCGCAAGAAAGGCATGGAAGAAAAGATCGAAGCAGCCAAGAAAGATGCAGACGCCAAGGGTTACGACCTAAACCAGCTCCTAGTTGGTGGCAATCCATTCGGCGAGTCCAATGCCTAGAGCTAAGGACAACTCACGTGGAGCGACCGAACGCGAAACCCTCGCGAACATTGCTCGCTCCCGCAGTGAAGCAGAAGCAGCTGACAAACCTGACCAGCTGACTGCTCTTGCCAAAGCGTTTTACCACGCTCAACGCAAGAAACAAAAATAGGGGGTGGGGGTGCAGTTTTTGCACCCTCATCTTTTTGGGCTAGGATTTAACTACATTGGAGAAGCTGTATCTAAATGAAGATACCCCCAGCAGAAGTAGTAATGCTTGAAGACGGCACATACCGCATCTCGGTAGGAACAAACGTCCAATACGTCACCTCAATGCACCTAGTAGACCAGCACATTGTTCAACTGGAACGCATATATCGCGAGAAGTATGATCAAGCAGTACAGCCTTACCTTGAATGACATTAGATAAGCAAGATAAGTTAGCCGCACTCAGACAGAAATCGCTAGTCAGAGATGACCAAAGCGACCCAGACGGAAGGATATACAAAGACGTACTAACCGGCGAGATATTTCACAGCGTTACAAGAATCCTTGGGACGACAGCTCCCCTGGCACAACAGAAAAAACTCGAAAACTGGCTAGCCAGGCCAGGATCCCATGAGACACGAGACGCAGCAGCAAAAAGAGGCACTGGAGCGCACAATCACATGGAATTCTGTCTCAAGTTGGGACAGAGACTGGCCCGTGCCACAGCCAACAAAAAAGGGCTCTGGAAAAAAGGAGAGGACGGTCTCTACCGCTGCCCAACAAAGATCACGCAATGGGCAATGGAAAAAGCTATCGCTGGAGCGCCAAGAGTCCCTTGGGCAAGCTCAGGTTATGCTCGCGGGCTACGCGGTTGGATGCTGGACCACGTAACCGCCATTCATAGCGTCGAATTTTCAGGCCACCACCCCGCAGGAATGGCTGGAGCGTGTGACCTCCTCGCCGACCTAGGCGGAAAAGGCCCCTACATCATCGACTGGAAAACCACCGGTAAATCCCTCCACTCCTCAATGGAAGATTCCCTGTTTTCCTATAAAGCTCAGACCGGGGCCTATAGCCTAATACTTAAACACATGACAGGCATCCAAGCAATCGGGGGTGCTGTTGTGGTGGCACGTCGTAGCGGTGAGCCAGTAACCACCCTCCTCAATCAAGAAGACCTAATCGAACAAGAAGGTTTATTCCTGGAGCGTGCAGAACAGCACTTCGACCAGCTTCAGGCCCAACGTGACCTAATCAGCGATTCATAGCCCCTGTGGGGGCACATAGAGGCCATTCATAGCGATCTAGCGCCTAATAGGACCAAACCGCCATACGCAAGTGACGCCTAATGGGTGATAGCTGGAGCGTTGTCCGTACGTTGCCCGTACGTGGAGCCTGGAGCGTCACTAGGCCCACCCATACAGCAGGCCAGAACACAAAATGAAGCGAGCGCTACGCGCAGAAAAGTAGTCATGGGTGAAGCAATTAGGTGGTAGTGCGTCTGTACTATCCCAATTCGGGAGCGGTCACCTCAACCCAGCCCTGCCGGATCAGGTTGGCGCGTAAGTTGATTGCTTCTTGCATAGGTAGCTCCCTCTCCTTAACGGTGGAGCGTCCTAGCTGTGTTGTGTAGATTTCTACGGTGTCGCAGTCAACAGCAACGAACTTTTTCAGTTGCGTGTGAGCTGGAGAGCTGAGATAAGCACGGAGTAATTTTGAATAAGCCATGGTGCGTTAAAGGGTAGATGGGTTGTGTGAGACTGTATTGTATTACATCTTCAGTTTAGGTAACGGCCGATGCGTGGTGCGTCTTGGGTGGCTAGTGCGTAACCCTGCCATTTTTTGGCAGCGTCAAGGGCTTTTGTCACAGCTGTCAGTTCTTTGTCAGAACCAGAATCGATGGCACGCACCATTCTCAGTTCCAACATGTTGACGATTGACTGGCTGCGTTGCTCCAGTGTGGATTCTTCTTCAGCTGGTGCGTCATCTTCCAACTGCTGAATTTTCTCAGCGTCTTTTACTGCTCTGTAGCTGGTGCGCTGGCTGATGTTGTGGCGTTCTTGTAGTACGTAAACAGCTGTGCTCACATCGACGCCACCAGCTAGCAGCTGTAGTGCACCTTGGATCCTGGACTGAATTTCTTCTTGACTAGCCATGCTCGCTGCGCTCGCAGATATGTAGTACTTCAATACAGTATCAGAGTTTTGCCAGAAAAACTGACAAAATGGCAAGCCCGCAAGCGGGCAGAACAGCCAAAACAGCTGGTGCGCCTACTTTTTGGGGGATTCTTAAAACTGACAAAATGGCAAAATGGCAAAGCTCGCTGGCGCTCGCACAATAATATGCTATTGTTTGGAAGCGACACATCTACCAACTATGACGACACAATCCAGCTCGCTACGTTTTGCAGATCAGATAGCTGAGTCTCCCTATGCGTTCCCTGGTGGGTATCCCAAGCTTGCTATCACTTCTGATGGTGCGTGCCTGTGCCCTAGCTGCTGCAAAACCGAGCGGGAGTCAATCGCTACCACCACAGGGGATGACGGCTGGTGCGTTATCGGAATTGATCTGAATTTTGAGGATGATCATCTTTTCTGTGATCACTGCTCAGGCAAAATTGAGTGCGCCTACGGCGCGTAGCAGCATAAGCTCGCTAACGCTCGCAAAATAGCCTGGCACGTATGCTAGGCGTTCGGTCGCTTCGCTCCCTCACAAAAACAACCCATTTACTAATCATGACTTATTCAAACGACTGGTTCAGCGGTAGAAGCTCACGTAGGCAGTTGCCTGCAGAGTGCATAGCTGATTGTTCAGGGCCTGGCCAGGCTGATCGCAACGTTGCTGGCTGGGTGGAACGCCTACGCTTTGATGGGCCAGCCTGGCTGATCAGGGAGCATCTCAAGGGATATGGAGCATGGGAGCCAGCGGAGCTGGCAGATCATCAGCAGAATCTTCACAGGCTGCTGTGGATCTGGGCGAACGATTGCTACGAAAATCCTGGGAGCTGTGATTATCTCTATCTCGGGAGCTAAAGCTCCCTCGATGAACAGCCAAATCCATGCTATTGTATTTCAGTACCAACACACCTACCAACTATCATGACTGCTTACGCCGATCAAAATTTTTGGGACTGTCCTTCCATCGATACTGATGAGCACATAGCCAACAGTCTCGGACAGCCTGTAAAGCTCCCAGAATCTATTGACACTGGAGCGTGGCTAAGCGATGTGGAAGACGATCTGCTCGCTTTCTTTAAGGAGGAGACCGGGCAAGATTATGTCCAACAAGCTAGGGACAACACCTACAACAGCGAGCAAGACCTAAGTTCACAGTTTGTTTTTTCTATCTTCACTCCCGAAGATTGTGCTGACTGGTGCTGGAGCGATAACGTTTTTGTTTCTGTTGAGACTCACCTAGGTGGCGATGTTCGCGGAAATTACAGTGATTTTAAAATCTACCGCGTCGACAACATCGCAGAAACCGGTTTTCTCGACTGGGTTTGTGGCTGGCACGCTAGCTCGCTGCGCGACCTTGCCGGTGATGCTGGTGAGTTGGATGAGGTTAATGACGAACTGTCGGTTGGCTACTGTGCTAGGCCAACAAGTCGCTTAGGTGAGCTGCTGAGTCCTAATACTGAGCCAGCCTGGAGCGATAAGCACAAAGCGTTTGTCTGTCGGTTGGCTGACTATGCCTTCCCTGTGCTTGTTGAGCCTGTCGCTCCCTACTATGGGAGCTAGCTCGGTCGCTTCGCTCCCTCACAAGGGGAGCTTTTTTACTGTGCGAGCGAAGCGAGCGTTAGATTGGGTGCATTAGTTACCTGGAACGCTAGTAATGCCAGACAGTTTTGAGCGGGGAGATGCTAAGCCAGATTTTAAGGGGCCTGTCAATTCTGAGGGAAAAATGGTTTATGGGAAGCGCAATCCCGAGGAGGTTATTACGCAACGCCAGCACAGACTTTATATCCGGCAGCTGGAAGGCTTAACGCCCAGGCAGTTAGTGCACGATCACTCTTCCCGGGAGAGCGTCTCTCTTGCTACTGCCTGGAAAGACTGGAAGGCCGTCAACAAGTGGAACGCGGAGGATTTCCAGAATGATAGGGAGGAGATGGTCTCTCGTCTTACAGCAGCACGCTGGCGACTGTTTAATCGGAGCTACGCCAAGGGGCATTATCAGACCGCCGCTAGCGTGCTAGACAGCATGAGCAAAACCGTCCGCGACGGCGAAGTCGATGGCGCGTCACAGGCTGACGTCAAATTAAACATCAGCATTGAACCACCAACCGAAAAGTAGACAATAAAAAACCCCGTCTTAGCGGGGCCTAGTTAGTGTTAATCAATTGGATTTACACAGAGAATAGAAATAGTGGGCGCGATTCTCACAAGATTGTGTATGTTGCCAGGCAATATCACCCAGCATAATAAAAACAAGCGTGCCAGCTACCACCGCACTAAATCGGATCGGAGTCATAGTATTTA